CTTCTTTAGCCATAGAACGATTGCAAAGACCACAAGTCCGTATACTGTAGCTATACCAACATCCACTATATGCTCACGCATGTGGTAGATAAACTCTATGCCAGCCTGAACATCACCCTCAGTTTCCATTATTTCGTCAACCCTTTGGTCTTCTCATACGAACGTAATCCACCAATTCCTAACATTCCGCCCAAAACCGTGAGGAGCGTAGACATATCAAACTCAGGTAAATCAGGTAAATCTACCCCAGATGCCGTTAGAACAAAGACCAACAGAGGTTGCAGTACAAAATGATAGGCAAATGCAACTCCAGAGGTCCATCCAATGAACGGTCTCCACCCGCCCTTAAACAGGCTACCAGAGGCTGCTTCAGCCTTGTTAATCTCTAACTGAGCCAGTAGCGCCTGTTGAGCATGATTGTCGCTCATAGTGGCTATCTCATGAGCCAGCTTGGCTTTCATGTCAGAGTCTGGGATTACCTTGTCTAAGATGCCCGACACAGGTCCGATTAAAGAAGCAATTAAACTCATTTCTCTACACTCCTGTCTTGATAACTAATGGAAGCCTGTTTGTCAGCTTTTGCAGAGTAGGCATTGAAACCCATAAAGGCCGCAACCACACCAGACGCAGCTATAACGTAAACAGAAGCAATGTCCGTAATTAGTGAAGCCGCTTTGTCAAAACCCAAGACAGAGGACAATAAAATTATTAAAGGGTACAAAAGCATTCCAGCCAGAGCAAATCCCGTGAACCGGCGTTCAGCGTTTCGCTTGAGGTCTTCATCATCTAACCTACGGCGACGATCCTCTAGCTCCAAAAGAGCCCACTCATTTCGCTCAATGGCTCCACTGTTGTTTTTATCAATCTGTTCGAACTCAGTCATGTTCGGCTCCAATACTTTGCAAAGTTAAGTGCAATGTTTTTGTCACGGGTTATTATGACAACTTTTCTGTTTTTGTCTAGAACGACCCACTTTCGTTTGTATTCTAAAAGAAACACTCACCATTTGCCCTGCTGCTTGCCTATGAAATATATAACACCCGCTGCTATAGCGATACCGATTGAACAGATTATAGTAATAAGTATAGCATTAATTAAATTGTCTATGGCCTCTTTCTTTGCATAAACCAGTTCGCGTTGCTCTTTGCGCTGTTGAGCCTCAATCGCCACGATTTCGCGCCACGCGCTGGGTCCGTAGGTCCAAGATATATGAGTTTTTAATTCCTCGCGCATTTCTCTAAGTTTTTGTTTTTGCGTCCAAATTTCGAGAGCGTGACTTTGAGTGTCAGAGAACATCTTATAAAGTGGAGGTTTTTTTGATTTTTGTTCAAGAAAGTCTATGTCACTAGATGCTTTGGCAAATTGAGAGATAGCGCCAGTGAAACTACTAATTTCCTTGCCCACCTCAACGGCTTTTTTTATTCCTTTATAGGCGCTTGTGGCAAGCGTTATTGCAGAAATTGGATCAATCATGCCACAGGCCCCTCTCTAATAAGAGGCACTATAGCACATACCTAACTTTTAAAAAAGTTAGAAAGAAACCTAAGAAGGGAAACCAATGTAACTTTTGCCACGGATCGCAGCACCCGCACCGCGGACAGTCATCTTCGTAGGCTTGCTGGTATCAGCCATAGGAGCCGGAGCCGAGTTGCCGTATGGAATACGGCCTTGGCCCTTAATGTCCGCATAGCCGACCGCTTCAGGTGTTTTACCCGGCGCGGAGCCGTTTACTTTTACTTTAGCCATTAGTTATTTCCTTTTCTGAGTAAAATACGAGTTTGGCTTTAAGGTGTCAATATTTCAAGTAAGACCCTATGCCGCCATAAGTCCTTCCACCTTGGCCCCCTCTAGGTAGATAAGGGAACGGATTGGGACTAGGGGGCGGTCCAAAAACAGGTGGGATAGGGGCAGGCATTATTGGGTCAGCAAAAACCGGTGGAGTTGGTTTAGGCATTATAGGGTCAGCAAATACTGGTGGAGCAGGGGCAGGCATTATTGGGTCAGCAAATACTGGTGGTAAAAAGGGACTGTCCGGTTTTCCCAAAACAGGGTCAGGTCTTAAAAAAGGATTGTCCGGTCTTTGTTGTATGGGGGGTTTAGGAAGTACCGGTTGTGTAGAAACGGGAGGTTCCGGGTTCAAGAACGGGTTATCGGGTCGAGGTAGCGGAGAAGGTAGCGCCGGACCACCTGTAACTGTTCCGCCCGTCCCCTCGGTTATATCCCAACCCGAATAAGAACCACCGCGTCCGTCAGACTTTTCCTGATAAGTATATGTTGTGTCAAGCTGCGGGTCATAATGCGTGTCGCCTAAATTAGCGGGCGCACCAAAATCAAAGCCTTCCCTGTCACGGGGAGCAGGCGGTGGTGAGGCGTTAGGGCTACCGGTTGGAACGTCCGGCGCTTGTCTTTTTTGTTCAACAGGCCCGGTTGGAGCCCTATTAGCCGAGACGTTAGCTATTTGTTTAGCCGAGACGTTAGCTATTTGTTTAATCAACCCGCCCAAAAAGTATTTTTGAACAGGATAACCGTAATTTAAGTTTTTATCTATCATTGTTGCTGCCCGTTTTGCTTCAATAATTCACGCTGCATTGCAGCATCAATACGGGCCTGCGTCTGACGCTCTTGTGCCGTCAAGCGTTGGTTAAACTGTTGACCTCGCATCTGTTGACCCTGTGCATCAAGCTCCAGCTTGGCTTGGTCAATCTGGTTATCGGCCTGATCCGACGCTGCTTTTTGCTGCATCTCAGCCTCTTTAAGCTGTACAAGTGGATCGGGAGCCCCGGCACCTGTCATCTCTCCAGACATTTGTTTAACCTGTTGCAACCCTTCTGCAATAAAGTTAGCGGTCATCTGCTCAATTTGCAACATTTGTTCGTCATCAGCCGGTTTACCGCCCTGTTGCTGAACCTGTTGTAAGTAAGCCACAGCGGACTGCTCTCTTGCAGCTTGCTGCACATGTTCCATAATATGCTTCTGTATGGAGATAGCCACTGGCGGCATCGTGCCAACAATAGGACTTGTGCCAAAAACCAAATGCGCCTGAATGTGAGCTTGGTGGTTCTGACCCTCGAAAGCCCGTAACGGCAACATATCCAAAGAATTAATATTCTCTTGTGCCGGATCAAGTGGTTCAGGCTCTTCAGTAGGTATAGACTTCATCAAACGATCTACGTCCGTAACACCTAAAGCCTCATACATGTCACGAAACGCTTCGTGCAAGTTGTGAATCTCAGGGGCCTGAGTAGCAAGCTGTAACTTAGTCTGCGCTAAAGTAATGCGCTGGGCCTGACTAAATGCGTTAGGATTGCTAACCGGTACAACGTCAATACGGTCGTCAAAGTCCGACGCCATAATAGTCTCGTCGCCACCCGCAACAGAATACGGATACTCTTGCGGTAAACTCTCCCCCATTACACGCGCAAGTATCTTGAACTCTAACCGCATCGCATAATGCAAACGCTTATGTACAGCACTCATGACCCGCGAGCCCTGTTCCATGATTGCCATAGTAGTTCCGACAGGCGCGTTCTCATTGCCTTGGCCTACCTTCAAATCAGTGATGGTCGCGAACCGCTGACCGGCCTCTACGACAAAACCAAGCAACTGAAACAATGTCTGATCCGGTCCTTTGAAAGGCAGCGGCATGAGACTATCTCGAATAGCCCCTCCCGGCGCGTCCACATCTCTGAACTCTCCGGGCTGCAACGGTTCATCGTCATCCCTGATCCGTAGTCCGCGGGCTTTGAAACCCGCAGGGAGGTTGGACAACGTTCCGGCGTCGATCAACTGTCGCAATGCCGCCGTGGCGGTTCTTGACAAACCGCCAATCGTATGGATGAGCCCTAGTCCATAAAAGCCAAAACCCGGTAAAAACTTATAGTGTGTAAAATACTGGATTTTTTTCTTCTTAGGGTCATCCTCTCTGTAATTCCTACGAATAGACAAAACCTGTCCGTTATCCATAGAAATCGTTACTATATACGGTATTTTAATTCCTGTTGTGTCGCCGTCCTCGTCAACTTCCTCATAACCCTCTAGGTCTAAATCAACGTGGCACTCCAAAATTGTGCAATCATAATCAATCTGACTAGGTTCCAAACCGTCAATGCGGTTTATTTCCCCACCAACACCCGTTATTTCGCGCTGGGCAGGGATAACATCCACGTCTAAATAAGAACCCATAACCTGACGTTTGCGTAAATCGTTCAACGACATGCGAACAACCTGAGTAACGTTAGGGCAAGTGTCGAGGTCCGTGGTCTCATACGGAACAACCAAGTTTTCCGCAGGCACAAACTTGGAAACCGCACGATCTAACGTCTCATCAAAATAAGTTTTCTTGAAAGTAGAACCCGCCAGCGGTAAATAAAACAACATCTGATCCATGTCAGGAGTGTAATCTTCCATTACATTAGTAATGTAGTAATTCATAAACTGACGAACGCGCTGACCCTGCTCAACCTTCTTGCGAGTCTCTTTGCCCATAANAACTGTACGGACAGGACCCGAAGACGGTAAAAGCTCGTTAAACGCTTGAGCTTGGAATTGAGTGGCAGCTTCAGCTAAAAGAGGATGAGTAACACCGGTGGCCCCTCTAAAAGGTTGTGTGCGCTCTTCGTAGTTAAACCCTAGAAGTTCTAAGCCATTTGCATACGCATCTTCCCAATCTTGGCGGCTGGACTTGTTTGCGTCGTACTCAGCTAACATCTCGCTGGAAATGCGTGACAACTCGCGGTCAGGCATCTCTTCAGCAAGGTTGGAATCAAATTCCATGCTTTCACCACGTTGGTCCGCAGGGTCAAAATCAATCTCAACGCCGCCGTCTTCCGTGGGAGTAATGCCAATTTCACCAACATCATCAGCTTGAATCATAGCCATGACATTGTTTTGAGAGTCCGGTAGCTCAATCTCTAACTCAGCAGACAATTCCTCATCTGTAATCTGAGAAGGGACCCCAGTGTCCATTAAACTACTAGCGTATCCATTTTTTTCTTCAGCCATTCAACTCTCCTATGCGGTCTAATCTAAAAACTGTTGATAATTACCGCGTGTCGTATCAAAATACCCATCCTTGTCGCGTGGGAAATAAACATCGGGACCCGTCTCAGGGCTCTTAAAATTTGCAGGAGCGTTAGGTTGACCCTCGGCAGGAGTTGTTCTTTCCTCGCGGCTACGCCCCATGATTACTTCTAATTGCTCTAATATCTTTCCGTCAACAGTTTCCGCTAACTGCTCTAAAGTAGCATCTATTCCCGCTTTTTTAAACAATTGTATGCCAACCGCGTTGTTGCGTAGGTCCATTTCCATGTCCCGGTCATTAGAAGCACTCCCCAAAGGAGTGAACCGATCCATGAACTCACCAAAATTACCCGCTTTTTCCGCTGTCTGCGGCCCGTACTCTTTGGCTAAAACCGCCGAAGCTAACATATGAGACCGCGCATCTTCCAACTCTTGGTAAGCTGGCAAATCTTGACGAGCGCGTTCAGTACGCATTCTCTCAGAATAAAGTTCCTTGTCCGTAGGAATAACTCGTTCGCCTGTTTCAGGGTCTATAACCGAAGGATAACCAAATTGATCTATAAGGGACCCTTGGAAGTCTCCATCAGAAGACGGGTAAAAATCCTCGTACCGCTCACTGCCCGGACGCGCAGACTTACTAATACCCCTCGTAGGATCATCACCAAATATCTTGTCATAGAAAACGCGGCCAACGCCTCTTTCTTCCAGAAGCTGAACAGCATCATCGCCAAACGCAGGACCCGTAGGAGATTTACGGCGGTCAAGTTTAAAATCTTGACCCGAGTCGTAAAATCGTAAATCGCCACCACCCTGCAACATCTCTTGCCGATCAAAAACTTTTTCTTCTTGATCTTGTGGAGTAAGGTCCGTGAACCGCGGAAAGGGACTCATCGCCCCCGGACCGGGGCCCCTAAAGTTTTCTGGTCGCAATATAGGACGTAGTGACGACGACAAAGGCGTTCCCGCCATACCTAAATTTACCGCAGTACCATCCATTTTTGCGCCTTCCCTCTAGTAGTATGCCGCCACTCTAACAGAGTTTTCCTCATCTTCCCAGTCATCTGTTGGCAATTGGACAAAATTTCCTTGTCTATAGCGCATAAGTGCCTGTGTCATACTATCAACCAAGTCGTCATTTTCCCCGTTCGGAAAAGCCGCGACCTCTTCAATTAACTCGTCAGCCCACGTCTCGTCAGGGGCCCAAACCATTCCAGCTTCAAATAATGGTGAAACACTGTGAACTCTGGTTACCTTATCGTTTCCACGTGAAGGTGTAAAGTTTACAACAGGTATCCCCATGTTTCGTAATTCCTGAGTCAAAGGGGTCCCTGAAGCCTTCGCCTCAACAATAACCGTGTCAGGTTCCCAAAATTTATAGTTATCCAAAGCAATCTGCTTTAATTCAGGAAAATCCCATCTGCCCTTCTGACTGTCTAACAAAATTAAATTAGGACCACTGCCCCCCTCGTTAGGGTAAAACACACCCCACGTCGTAATTGCGCTGTAATCCGCAGTCTGCTTCTTACTAAACGCCGTATCATAACTCTGAATAACATACTCCAACTGAGGTATCTTTTCCTTCTCCCAACACCGCCATTGCTCACGGCGAATGATAGCATTCTCCTCACCCGTAGGATTTTGCTGGTACTGAGCGTTCCACTTGCTCGGTGGAATAGACTCCTTGACCGAGGTCAAATCCTCCAAACTCCAATACTCAGGCCAACAAGGAGTCCCGTCCTCAAAAATAGCCGGTAACTCAACAACCTCCCACTGATCCGCTAATGAATTTTTTGCCTGCGCCTTCAAAAGTTGACCCGTCATGTCCTTCTCTGACCACCGGGTTTGTACCAAAACAATCGAACCGCCCGGCTGTAAACGCTGCCGGGGGCCCCCAGTGTACCAATCCCAAGCATCCTCAAAACCAGTGTTGCTCATCGCAGTCTGCTCCGAGTGCGGGTCATCAATAATCACTAAATCTCCACCACGACCAGCTAAGTTCGACCCGACGCCCACGGCATAGTACATTCCGCCGTTGCTCGTATCCCACCGCCCACTGGCCTTACTGTCCGCAGCTAACTTAACGCCCGGAAAGACCTCCTTGAAGTCGTCGCTCTCAATCAAGTTCTTTGT